TCTAAACGGCCACCTAAGTTCAAAAGAGCTGATTGTTTCAATTCTTTTGTTTTCAAACAAGGTGGGTTTACCCTAAATGGGAATTGTCTGACAATAAACAAAGGGAAGAAACGATTTAAATTCTCATACAGTAGACCTTATGAAGGCAATGTCAAACAAATCAGAATAGTACGTGAAACTTGTCGTCGCTACAGTTTGATAATAATTACAGATCATAATCCAACAAACTCCTATAGAAAGACACATGATGGTGCATCTGTAGGATTAGATTTCGGTCTGAAAACTTACCTGACTAAAAGCGATGGCAGTAGTATCGTTTCTCCGCTATTTTTCAAACAATATCAAAACAAGATTAGAAAACTAAGCAAGAGGTTTTCTAAAGCGAAGAAAGGATCTAGCAATAGAAAAAGAATCTTATTCGATTTACAGCAAGCCTATAGGAGAATCGATAACCTTCGATCAGATTTTCAATGGAAATTAGCTCATCAATTGTGTAAACAATATGATTATATTTTCATTGAGAATTTGAATATAGAAGGGATGAAACGGCTATGGGGCAAGAAAGTTTTCGATCTTAGTCATTCTTATTTTATTTATAAACTGATGTATGTTGCTTCAAAGTATGGAGTGATAGTACATAAGATTGACAAATGGTATCCTTCTTCCAAAACTTGCGAATGCGGCCGCATTAATAAAGGGCTGTCGTTATGCGACCGCACGTGGGTGTGCCCATCGTGCGGCGCAATCAACGACCGTGATATTCTTGCAGCCCGTAATATACTTCGGAAGGGCATTTCCGAATTGGAGAGCAAGAGTGATTCCAGCGATAGTAATATCGGGGTTTCTTGCGCTTGTATCCAAGAATCCCATTCTCTTTAACGATGGGAGTATGTCAATCGTCAGGTGATGGACTGACGCCGCAAAGATAAGACGAATAAATTTGCCTAGCAAGGATTTTCCGCTTCATTTTCCCCTGACACTACGTTTCCGTCGGAAACCAAAGACTTGTCCTCGGCCGCCTTCGTAGGCGAGGCGAACTCCGATTGGGAACCGGACGGGTTGACGAACGGGGTCTCCGTATCCTCGAAGAACGTCTCATCCCTCCTAATACTCATCCTGAACTTAGGGGCTATGAAAGGATCGTTATTAAGATCGATGTTGATCGTAACGTCATTCATCAAAATATCCTCCTTGGTCCTAGAATCGCCTATCCATCCTCTTACGTCAGCGGTCATGGGCATCTTACTAGCGGCTTCCTTGACAGCCTTTAACCGTCCCTTGATAACATCCACGTCTCCCGCCAACGGAATCATATATGTCTTGTTATCCAGCCCTGATCTGGCTATAGCGTTGTTAAGATCCATTATATCATCAATACTTACTCCACCACCTAGACCCTCTATAATTCTGTCAGCCATCGATCCGATCATAGATGAGAATGATGATGTATCCTGATTTTTCAATCTTACGGGGTACAGGTAATTTCTTCCATTTCCTGTCTTTATAGCTACTACCGGGATACGTGAATTTTTATAATCACCATACTTATCCCTGACGATAGCCGTACAGAACGGGAATATATTATACTTAATATCATCCCTCATCGTAACCTCCCCGTTCTCTATATATCCTACACTCTCGACCTTACCAACCGTCTCGTTGGTAAAGTCATTCTCGGATACCATCAACGTCCCATTATCATCACTTACGCTAAAATTAGGTCTTCCCGGCAAAACACTGGTGACTGTGCCTACGAACGGTATATCAATCTCGCCAGCGACAGATCCTACATTATCCCTATACAACTCAAAGGCCATACTCCTTAAATCAGCGTTACTCCCTTTTGAGTCTGGATCATTGGCTTTTAGCACCGAGACAAAATTACCGTCACCATCCACGATCTTAATAACCATATTATTAACCAAATCACTACGGGCAGACTTGGTCTCGTCAGAATTAGGATCAACGGCATAAAGGCTATTGTATTTATCATACAATTCCTTGGTATAAGGATCTAACATATCTACCTTGAACCTCACGATATCGTTCTTACGAAGACTAGCCGCAGCTTCTTGATTTATCGACTCATTATTAGAGCCAAATGCATCTCCTGTATAATAAGGAACAACAGATCCATCCTGCCCCTTGCGATACACCATGAACCAGTTGGAGGTCGATAAGGCGGTCTGCCGCCCCAGTATGACACCGGTAGCGTTCTCGAAAGCCTGAGCGTCATCCTCGCTTATCATCCATCTTGAGTGGTTATTCGACTCTATAACAGTAAATATGTCGGTTCCGTTGGTGAAATCCATCACCCTTCCATTATCAGTATCAGTGGCATCAGATCTTTTAAGCCCAAGACCGTCCATAAACCTGTCAAGTCTCATCCCTCCTACCTCATAATACATGACTCCGCCAATCTCTCTCTTCTGGGCCATCAACACTACCGGATTCTGGGCGGCATTGGCCTCCGTCCTGCCGGTGGATGTTCCGGGTTCGCTCTCCGTGAGAACATCACCCATAGGTATAGACTTATCGTAATCCTTGACAACCATACTTCCATTATCATACAGCCTCATCCATTCCACGAACTGGAGAAGAGGTTCATCAGAATAGTTATTGATAATATCAATAGCCTCATTAAGTTTATCCTGATCAACTTCATTCCCGTTGTCAATATCATTCATAAGATCATTATAAGTCTGTATAGCCTCCTTAACCTGATCCTGATCAAGACCATTAATGTTCATATCTATGATATCATCAATAGTATCCCTGATGTTATTTAAGACGTTATCGTTGGTATTTAACCTATCTATCATTGACCTAATCTTATTAAGCCTAGCTATAGGATTATCGCCAAACCCATTTACAAGATCATTGATACGATCCTTGTTATTATCATATATCTGCCTCTCCCTAGGAGATAAGATATCCTCATTACCGTTCCATATCTTTATAGCTATATTATTGATTCTATCATCAGAAGGATTTATGATATCCTCATTATCAGGTACATTCTCAACGATACCGCCCTCATCAGCCTTGATATCATTCTCCATAGATCTGGCGATCATATGATTATAGGTCTTGAACATAAATGCCTCGTCCTCTCCTATAAGACCATCTTGATAAGCCTTATCTATGGCCTGATCATTGGCATAAAGGGAGTTGGCATCAGGATCATCGGTATTCCTGAAATCATATTTACTATCATCCTCCTCATAAGTCTTTCCCCATATGTTTGACAAAACCTTCATGAACCCACGTTCCTGCGACCGTATGAATCTCCTATCACGCATACGGCGAAGGGACTCATTTATATTCTTATAAGCCACAAGATTATGACGATACTCGCTAAGTAACGCCATAGCCTCTTTATAATTATCAACCCCACGGATAGATACAGCATTCTCAAAACCAACTATAGTCTCATAAGCCGACATAAGATCGGCGGCACTGATCCTTGATTCATTCCTGTTTAATAACAGCTTAGATATATCTGTCTCTGAGTTAACTAACGTAGCTAATCTCCTCTCCAAAGCAATTCTATCCTCCGTCAATTTAAGAAGTCTATCATTCTCCTTGGCTAACTTGACCTTATCAGACTCAAGAGCTTCTTTAGACGTGATACTCTGCTGAAGCTTCAAAACATTCTTCTCCATCTTCTGTATATCATCTGTAAGCTTCCTGAGTTTCTTAAGATCCCTACTCGAATCAGGATTAAGACGAGAATATATATCTAAAGCGGGGCCTATATCCGTATTGTATATCCTTCCTAACTGATTAGCGATATCATCCAAATTATCCTTAGCCTCAAGACCGTTATAAGCCATGTTAGAGATGTAGGTGTTAAATGATCTATTGGATATACCATCGGTAAGGGAGTCGGCAAATCTACTAGCCATAGTAAAATTATCAACCTTCTTATTGAACTCGCCAACAAGATTGGACTTATACTCATTTACCTGCTCATCTGTCATATTCATATCAGAGGCTATATCGCTATTAGGTATAGACTCGATGACTGTCTTGAAATTCTCCTTGGTATCATCTAACATCCCCATTTCCTGATCATAACGAAGACGGTTGAATACGGCGTCACTAAAAGTCTTATCTACGATTCTAGAATTAGGTATATCGTCAGCGTTATTATCCGTACTCAAGCCTGATAATTGAGCGTTCAGGGCCATGCTGCCACGAATAGCACGGATAGCGGCGGTAGTCAAGGCGCCGGCATTGGTGTTGTAAGCCTCCACCATCCCCTTGTTCCGGGACATGTCTTGGCTCCATTCCTTTATACCACCAATAGTTTTTACTCCCATAACCGATCCAATAATCATACCGATGCCGATTTCCTTCCATCCCTGATTAGATCCGTAAGTCTCCTTGAACCCGTTCTTTATAGCCTCCATATAGCCTATATTCTGACGAATAGCCATAGGATTGTATCTTGATTCTACCCAATCCTCGGCGGATTTACTAGCCACTCCCTGAAGACCTTCCTCATACAGACCCTCAGATACCGGACGTTTGATAATATTGAACGTATTCCCGGCTATTTTCTGCCATTTCTTAGGCGTTATGATCCTCAATGTTCCATTATCCATCCTCTCGGCTCCTACACCAAATATATTTCGTTTTATGAACTTATCAACGCCCAGATCCATGCCAAACATATCACCGAACATAGCTATATTGGATAACGTAAGGATACCGATATTGGCAGCGAATATAGCGTTAGCGGCATCAGCATTATCAGCTCTGAACTTCATGAGTTCCTCATATGAGGCTTCTCTACCATAGGCATTCCTGTAAGCCTGCTTGAAGTTTTCCTCAGATTCCATCAACCCACTCCTTGACTCTACCGAAGCCTCCCAAAGCGTTGACGTACCGATAAAGGTCAGGTTGTCCAGCCCCTTACCTATGCCTCGTCCTATGCGGGCAGCTCTTAGCATAGCATTAAACCCGGTCTTTGTAGCAGAAACAGCCTTCCCCATACCGGCAATCGTAGCACCTATTCTAGCCCCCATACGAGCGGCATTCATAAGACCAGCTCCGGCGAAGGCGTAAGATGACAAAACGGCTCCAGCCGTAAATGCAGCTCCTGACAAAAGATCATTTGTCCAAAAATTGGTTGTAAACATACTTTTAAGAAATCCAGCATCTCGCTCCTCCTTACTGTAATAATGATTAAGCGTATAATCACCACGCTTATCCATATCATCCAACCATCTGGCAAAACTGTTATCATACATAGCTGATAACGTCCCTTTTGTAACAAGCTCCTTTAATCCATAAACAGACTGACCTACTCCACCTATTCCATACAAAGCAGACTTATAAATAAACTTACCTAATCCTCTATAAGTTTTCTCCCAACCACTTTGACTTCTCGATAGACGATCATCATTATCCACATTATTGATATAACTCTCGTATTTTGGAATCCATTCACCTGTTGACAGCCTATACCTTGAATCACGAAGGTTGATCCTACTTCCAGTTATATCATAATTACCCTTAGGAATACCCGTCTCGTTTATCATCTGAAAAAGCGGATTCCTTGCTTTTACATCATCATGATAAGATGTCTCTACGGAATTTTTTATACCCTCTACTAATGATGGAATACTCCTGCTTCCCTCTCTAGACAAAACATCATTATCCATATCCGATGAACCGCGCATGCCAACAGGTATAGGGATAGAAGAAATATTATCCTTAGAAGGCATGGGAGATGGAATTGATGGAGTAGGGACATAATATCCCTGACTCTTCATCACATTCCCTATATCGTTATTATTATTGCTCATTTTTTCCATCTATTTTATCCATAGTCTCTTTATCCAACACCGAAAGAATATTGCTAAGATCAGAGTGCTGCTCATTAATATCTCTACCCTTAACAATAACGTCTTTATTGATAGCCTCAACCACGGCTTGGGTAAGATACATCTGAGGACACATATTTATAATCTTCATGATATTATCAGCATAATCAGTATTATATTCCAACACCTTTAGAGGTGTCCCGGTCCTAGCCTGCCCGTGAAAATAGACGCCAACCTCAACACCTCCAGGAAAGCCCTTGGCTTTAACATCATACGATTTGTAATTTCTTAAAACCGTATTAATAATCCTAATAGCTCTTTTATTAAGCTCGGATGTAGCTAGTTCATTGTTCTGAATATTGTACTTATCAACCATCCTAGAAGCCTCCTCAGCCGCATTCTCGATAGTAGCGAAAGCGCCAAGTGAATTAGCTTGCGCCCATTTCTGATAAGGCCTATTGGTCGTGGCAGAAAAAGATACAGGGATGATCTTAGATTCGTAATCTTCAGATCTTACATTCCTTTCCCTTTCGTACAAACTATACCCCATACTATCTAATTCCTCTTTAGTAACTTGAACCGTAGCGATATTTTTCCCGCCAGCCATAGCTACCAAATCAAATGTATTGGGATTATCCGTAGGACGAGCATACAATATGTAATTATTAAGCCTGCTATCTTTATCCTTATTCAAGAAACCAGCTCTTGACAAAAGCAGACTCTCTAATTTAGCATGCATACGCCTATCTTCTTTAGAGGCATTGGTAGAATTAGAGAACGACCACGATCTTGGAGCAAACTCGTCATATCTTCTTTCATAGACCATTTTAGAATCCTGAATAGCCTTAGCTATATTACGACCTATATTAGATGAAGACCATTCTCTTCTAAGCGTAGGGCCGTCAGCTCTAGACATATTCTTACCTAAGATCTTGATCATTTTATCCCTACTAGTCATATCGACATTATCGCTATTCATTACCGGATTGTCTACACGACTATAAGTTTTAGCTATATCATTTATATCCTCCAGAGTGAAATTTTCTCCTGAATATCTATTTAACAAATTTATATAAGATCTCATCAGCTCCGTATTAGCTATAGATCTATCCGCATAGTTGATGTTCTCGCTTATCAATCCAGCTATAGCGGAAACCTTTAAAGCATCTTCTGGTGAATACTCTTTCCCTCCAATAATAGCTCCATTCTTACCAACATCCCTCGCATTAACCATACCATTGTCAGTATATGTATCAATACCTCCAGTAACATAGTCCTGATCCCTTACAGCATCATTAAGGATATTTTCCGTAGCGACATCAAAGGCATTTGTAAGATAATCAACTTCCTCATCCATGATCTTACCATACCTATTCCTATTATCATTCGCTGCCATAAGAGCCTCGTATTTATTCACCATATTTGGGGTTGATGATAATACAGAACTTGACGCACCGCCATTATTAGTGATCCATGCCATAATATTCTCGCTATTAACACCACCAGGATATATAGAAGGATTGTTTTGTATATCGTTCTCTATGCCTCGTAGATCAACAGGATTTATGGATGATATTAAATCCTTCTCACCTGTCGATATATTATTCTCATTCTGAATATATTGATTGTCAAATATATTCTCAGGAGTAACATTAGGCTGAACCTTTTCCAGCTCAATCATAACACCTGTAGGGATATTAGAGCTATTACCAGCTTCCTTGGACATTACTTCCCTAAGCTTAAGATTCTGATCTATCTCCTTTGATTTCTGCCTCCACGAGAACTCTCTCTCCTTGAAATCAAGATCTCTCATCTTAAAGTAATAATCATCAGCGATGTAGTTCTCAGATGAGTTGTTATACGACCATCTAGCGGATACACCATCAAGAAATTCATTACGTACAATAAACTCCCCCGCTCTAGCCGGATTCATATTATTGCCAATAAAGGAAGTAGCCTCCTCCACTAACGCACGGCGCTGTTCCCGGACCTCCTGTAGTGACGCCTCAATAGCCGCCTTAGCGGAAGGGCTGGCCTCGGCCCCTTTGAGTTTGGCTAAGAGTGCGCTCTCCTCAGCGTCAAAACCGGAAACATATTTATTAACGAACTGATCAGTAGTCATGCCACTAAACATACCGGGATTAGTGGCAGCCAAATACTGACCCTCTATCTGCATCTGAGCCTTAGCGTTCTGGGATATAGATCTAGCGGCTATCGCTCTAATCTGAGATCGACTCATCTCATCAACAGTAATGTCTATCATCCTACCAGTAGGCTTGCCATCCACTACCTCAGGAACAGAAAACTTCTTTCCCTTATTAAGACTGACGAAATCCTTCATCATCTTATTCATCTCCTCATTGTAATCCGTATAAGGAGTGTAATGAATAGGATTCATCCTTGTACCAACCTGACCATCATTAACCCATTTATAAAACGGCATTAAGGCCACAGTCTCATTTATGGCACTATATTGCTTAGGATTATTAAGCTTCATATCTTCGATCTTCTGAGAGAAAGACCTATACTCCCTAGTACCGGCGATAGCGTTCAATACACGGGTATCTAAAGCCTCTCCAAGACGGGCTTGTATGCTTCTGGCTATACCGTCAGAAGCTAGATTGGATTTACGATACACGTTATTCACATCCTGTATCAATCCATTTAACCTATTCTGAAGATATTCCCTATCCTGAGGTTTTATAATATCAGAATTGATGATATAATCAGCATACTCGTTTATGGCCTGCCGATTGGTATCTATCTTCTGCTGCATGTATCCCATACCCTGCATCATGACATCCATGTTGTAGGGTGATACGTACTTACCGTAATTCCTTAATATACTGTATTGTGAAGCCATTATTTATCCCTTTTTGCCTTTAGTTACTTCCTGAGCAGGATATAATCTCCTGTAACTTAATATATCTCCTTGAGGGTCTGCGATCAACTGGCCATTGGGACCAATCTTAACATCCCCAAATATAGATCTTAATGTATTCATGGTCGTAGCCGTGTTCCACTTCTGCTGGATCTCGTCATTCACGCTATCAAAATATCTAGCCCAATTCTCGTCATTAATAGCCAATCCCTGCAATATCCGTTGCTGATAAGCTTGACGTTGCGCTATGTTCTTGTCATAAGTATTCGCCCATGATTGAGAATTGACATTATCAGCCCAAGTTCTTTGAGCGACATTGCCCTGCTCTACCTCGTTAATATACCTACCTATATTAGAACTCATGATAGCCTGTAGGTTAGATGATAAAGCTCCTCTTTGAGAATCCGGGACATTACCCATCTGATCCAATTGTGATTGGAAAGCACGATTGGCTTCAACCATATACTGATCCGCTGATCTCAATACCGGATCCACGGTAGGAGCGTAATGCCTTTCCAGACCTTCCGTTGTCACGGATCCCGGAGTCATCCTGAACACCTCAGGAAAATCAAGACCACCACCTACTATATTTCTTCCTCCCCTATTGTTATCCGACTTACCTGTATTTGTATTGGTATTCGTCTTAGGAAGGGTACTAGCATCGATAAGCTCAGGCATATCCAGCTTAACATCGGGATCCTCCACGTCACCTATATTCATAGGACCGGGAGCCACCTTGTGGGGATCGAGTATGAAGTCAAGACCTTCCATGCCTTTCATGGATCTTAACGCCTGCATCTTAAGCATATCCTCCCCAAGGATCTTATTAACAATATCTTTATTCTTGTCAGAAAATAGTTGACTGAAATGAGTGATACCAGCGTCATTAAGAGCTTTATGTTGATCCTCTGTAACTACATCCAAACCAATCATAGGACGAGATGACGAATATTGACCAAACTTATTATCTCTCATTCTATCATGATATGCGGCCTTCTTGTCTTCCGGGTAATTACCTTGACTATCCTCACCGCCAAAAGAAACGAGCGTCGTGTAATCCCTAAGTGCCTCTGCGTTGGCGATGATCGGGTTTTCCGCCGTAGCCAAGCCCATCCACCCACCAGTAGTGTTGTATATAGCATCCTGAAGAGCCTTGGCAGCAGTAGCCTTCGGAGCGCTCATATAAGCATCATAAGCCAAAGGCATGAATGTCTTATAATATTCCAGTCTCTCATCAGCATTAATGCCGCCATAAGAACCGTCCTGACCTTGACGTTGATACCCAAACGTATTATCCTTATTATTATACTTGTTTTCAACAGGACGGAAAGTAAGGAGATAATCGAATAAAGAGCTACCACCTTTCTCCATCTTCTGACGAATACCAGCTACTTTCTTAAGCAGCTCTTTCTTAGCCTCGGCTACATCATCTTCTGTAAGGCCATATTCTTTCATGGATCTGGATATGATATTATCTATCTCGCCTCCCTTGGCAAAATAAGTATCCTCATCCTTCTTCATCTTCCGGTCTTCCTGCTCCTTGTATATGACGTTAGCGAAGTCCGTAAATCTTCCTTCTAAGCCATTAACCGTTTCGTTACTGTCATTTATAGCCTTGGATAATACGGAAGCGTTTAAGCGCCTCGTATTCTCGTCATCTATCTTATCGTTCTTCTTCAACTTATCCAAAGCCTTCTTCTGATCATCATAAGCTGATTTAAGACCTATCTTAGCCTTATACCTATCCATTAATGTGGCATACGTATCCTTCGGCGTAGCCTTAATACCATACGTATCTCTAATGTATTTAGCGAAATCCGACTCTATGGTGGTATCATCGGTAATAACCTTCGTACCTTCCTCCAAGGAAACGGGGGTTCCCCCATCGGCGTGCTTCTGCCCCATAGCCTCCATTGGCGCCTCTCCGGGCTGCTCCACGTACTCGCCCTTCTCGACCTCTACGTTGGCTTGATCTTCCATCGACTTAGGTAACGGATATAGATACTCACCGGTAAGGCTACCGCTATCGAATCTATTATTAGGCCCTAGATAAACACCCCCACCATCCTTGTACTGCATCTGGGATTGCCTTCTTTGTCTGGCCTCACGCTCCTGAGCCAACCTGATATTGGTACGAGTGCCTTGCTCTGACGCCATCCCTGAGAATACATTCCTTGCCAACCCTAAGACGCCGCCGATGCCTGACATTACAGTACCCACGACATTAGCTGTCTTAATCCCGGTGGATAAATCATCGTATCCCTCGCTTCTCATACGCCCTATACCACGACCCATCTGGGTAAACCTAGATCCTATATCATCAGCGCCATAATAAGGTATGGTGGTAAAATCAAAAACATCCGTACTGCCAGACTCGTCAACCTTCTTATTGCTGTCAACGATAGCGTTCAAATCACTTGTATCAATGGCATTAATATCAGGCTGCTGAATATCAAATCCTATCCGGGTAGACGAAACCAAAGGCTCCACTCCAAGACCCTGAAGACCAACAACATTACCGGGCATGACAGGATCAACTTCCCCAGCCTTTTGATATTTAGGTATCTTCCTCTTGATTACATATTTTCCCATATATCAAATTATTTCGTTCTGACACAAAGATAGTTTAAAAAAAATAGAGACCCATCATTTAGCAACGATGAGTCTCTCAACAAATATTATTATGCACAAAATTTAAATATAATATTATATGATATTATGATTTACTAACGCATTGTAAATGATATCATCTATTTCTCCATTATTTAAACATTCCAATGCTCTTTTCCTTATTTCATCCATCTTTGATTTCTTATAAGCGTCATATGCCTCTTCTTTAGTATCATACGTACCTATATTAACCCGTCCCCTATCCAATGTCGATAAACTAGCCCTATATCTACTACCCCTAAGGACAACACCAGTAGGGCAATCCCTAATTCTAATCCTCTTATAAGTTAACAATGAATTTAAGTGATGTGGAACAAAACAGCATGTATTTGGACTATATATTTTAGATGCGCCACTAAGTATATCTTTATCCAATTCATATCCATCCTTATAATTAACATCAAACCATTTTTTAAACTTGCTAAAATACAACCAATCATCACAAACCTTAACCCCCACATAAGTAGGTCTTCTTTTCTGTTCTCTTTCAGAATAACATCTAGCTAACATTTTATTCCATATTTCATAAGCTAATGTTTTCTCCATCCCAATCATATCATTTATTCCAACCCCATACTTTATACTCTTGCTTTTATCCGCTTTACATTTAGGGCATCCTACTCCCCTAATGTGATTAAATGGAAGCTGGTAAAAAGAACCATGTATAGGGCATATTATCTCTATTGGTATTCTAGCCCCCAAATAGTTAGATTTACTATAATCATATCTTTCTCCATGACATGACATAGCTCTATCAACAAAGACACTTTTCTTTGACTCCATTCTTTTAGATCCCCCTATCCATTTACTACATTCGGGACAACCTTGACCATTCAAATGATTGTATGGTCTTTGGGTAAAAACACCATGATCTTTACATATTATCTTCACTGGAGTTCTGTTATTGACATAATCTACTAATGAATAATCATACAAACCATTATGTATCTTTAACGATCTTTTTATAAAATCATCTTTATCCAATTTTTTCATACAAACTTTTTGCCAAATATAACAAAACATTTACAAACTACAAAAGGCTATAACAGAAATAACGTCAATCATTATATCTACTCATGCCTTTTATGTTAAGGCTTAACCCCGGTATCATATTAAGAACCAACTGCCTTTTTGCCTGTTCCCTACGCATACGCTCGGCCTCCGCTATCTGCGCCTCCGATTGAGGATCATTCTTAATATTATTGGCGATGTCCTCTATAGCTTTCTTGTTAGCGCCGGATTGAGCTAGCATCTTATATAACAGGTCTTGACCTTCCTTCTCCCACCAGCTATCCATGGCAGGATGGGAAGCCAAAGAAGGAGCGGCAGGGGCTACCGTCTCAGGTACGGGCTGCTGACCTCCGTTCCCCGTGCCCGAATCCCGCTGTCCGAACTCGTATCTCATTGGCTCGTTCTCAGGAACACCATACCTATTAGCGAACATATCAGCGAACTCAAATCTCTTCTCATTTCTTAAGGTCGATCCAAGAGGCCTACCGTATCCTTGATTCCATGCCACGGTAGCGTCCTTGTAGTTGACGGCGTTATCGAAATCGGATTTAGAATACATATAGTAATTATATACATTACCTTGAGCGTCCTTGTCAAAAAACTTTCCTTGATTGATGTAATTCCAACCTAACCCCGGGACCTTGCCTTGATACTCATCCACGAGATAATCCAACTGCTGTGTCAATGTCGGTTTCTTCCCATACCTGCGCTGTAGCTCCTTCTTCCTCGGTCCAAGCCATTGTTGGATGCCAAAATCACCGGCGGCTCCTAGGGCTTCGGTGTCCCCTCCGGACTCGGCGGCGATGTTCGATAGGATGCCGATAGCTTGAGTTTGTGGTATCCCTTTCTTTTCTGTCAGATAGTCCCATATCTCATCATACACAACCATCTTACTATCCTCTGATCTACTAGGATCAATAACGTATTTACCAGCACCATAATCTCGTTCTGTATTTACCGGACCTCCATCCTCCTTATCCTCCAACTTATTCTTAGACATAATAGCGTTACGGATAAGAGCATCCTTCCCGCTTTCCAGAAGAGGATTATGATCCTCAAACGACCCTCTCTCCTCAAACTTATCGCCTATAGCGTCTAGTACATTTGTGGCTACGTTTACAGGAAATTCCTGATCGTCACCATGAAAATCGTATACGTCATAGACACCTAACCTTCCATCCGGACGCCTATAAATTGTAAAATTACCAAATCCTGACAATGGGGTAAGATCACCAGCAGCTTCGGGATAAAAATCGTATTCAGAAAAAACCGTAGGCTTTCCAGATCTTACCGAATTACGATTCTTCTCAAAAACATCTACCCATTCTCTAGACTTTTTCAAAAGCTTCAGCCTACCATAAGCATCATCTGTAGCCGGCTTATCAGAGCCATATATTTCTTGCTCCGTATCATGTATTTTCTTATCTAACCTCTTTATCTCATCCTTAGTGTCACGATTGAACATCTTCTCAATATCAGTAATGACATTATCAGGAATCCGTATCTCCTTATTATTGCCATCTAGATTATTAGGTTGAGATAAAAATCTCGCCCATAGTTGATCGCTATATTCATCAACGTTAGCCTTCCCGTTTCTGCCATATATAAACTCATTGACCTTGTCAGGAAGGCTAGCATTTGAAGCCACCACATCGGGGGTGACATTCTCGTACAATCTTCTTCTTATGGCATTACCTAAGATATCTTTTAAATACGAAGCCTTATCAGATACATCCTGTCTTACATACAACGGATCATCACCAATAGGCCCACCATCCTTATATTTAACCTTGAAATCAAAATTGCCAATATATTTCTTTACATTATTGATATAATCATTATCATCAGGAGAAGCCTTGCCGTTATTCAATAACCTTCCCTTACCCATCCATTTATAAAGCAAGGCGTCGAATTTGTCTATATCATTACCTTTATTATCCTTAAAGCCACGACCGACAACCTCATTCTTGTATATAGACGCCAAACGCAACATGGTAGCTATACCTGAATTATATGGCTTTAGGATATTCTCCTTATCTATACCAAACTTATTATATATCTTCTTTGTCTCATCATTATCACCTTCTATCTTTATCTGTGTTATACCCTTCGAGTTATAAGACCTGTCATTCCATCCGTTACCATTTAACAACGACCTGAATCTCTTGGCTATATCAACGCCTTGATCACCGATAGCTTGTTTCCCTATATATCTTGCGGATACACCAAACTTAGTCTCCTGCTCGGCGATACCCATGGCAAGCATAGCCATCCTATCATAAGTGTAGCTATCGATATCGAACTCACTCATGATACGTTCCTTGTTATATGATATAGCGTCGCTATATTCCTTTATATTGCCCAGCTTATCCATTTTGGCTATATTATCAATGGCTGATATAACACCAAGGAAAGCGTTGCTAGAATTGACGCCATTCTTTGAGTCATAAGCGTTATAAATCCATTTAGGCAAGATATCAGGAGATATATCACTATTTTTTACGCTTATATTCAATGGCCTAAAATCCTTGTTTATATGAACATTATAATCATCCCAAAGTCTCTTCTCACCGGAATCCTCGCCATAAGGGTTATCCGCTATATAATTAAGCGACCCCTCACGAACGACAAACCTACTTCCCTCTTTCTCCGGAAGTGTATAAATAAAATCACCCTTCTTTATAAAATTATACAGCTCATTCCCCGTATTCCCAAGAAGCCTGATACACCCATTAGATCCTCTTCCAGCAGAAGCCTCATGATGCATAGATGACGATATATCATGATCCCACTTGCCTGTCTTAGGATCAAACCTGGCTCTCTGGAACGATTTCTGGCCATGATACTCGCCTATACCTGACACTCTTGTTATGCCGGCCGGAGTAGACATATTTCCAGCTCCGGCGATAAGTTTTTTATCCTTCGTCGTCTTGGTATAGGTATTATAATCATCGCCAGAAGCACCTACACCTATATTATTAGTGCTATAAAGAATATCCCCGCTCGGTGAATAAACCGTTAGTTTTTTATTCTTCTTATCTACAATAGCATAATTAGATTTATGATCGACGCTCTTGATTATATCCTCATCGCTCATCTTATTGATCTCAGCCTCCCTGGATATTATATCCATCAAATCATGATCCTCTTTCTCTATTGACAGCGATGGGTCTGAAACCTTTATCTTATCACCTATCTGTATCTTGTTGATATCAGGGATATCCCTATTCCACGATACAATATCGTCTAAAGATAATCCCAATCTTTTGGCTATACTCCAAAGAGTATCGCCTTTAGATACGGTATATATCTCTCCTCCATCAGCTTTCTGTTCAATCTTCTCTCCCCATAACCCGTATTTATCCCTAGGCCATATGCCGTCTATGGCATCCACATAACCAACGGGATACTCCCCGTCCAGACGCCGGTTTCGCCGCTCGTCCGCCGGGTACAGGGCGTTGGCCAACGGCTGCGTGATATGACCCAACCCCTTATCCTTGGAACTCGACATAGCATCCACCACAGTCCGATATACAGGTCTTAATTTCTCAGGCAAATATAACCCCGCCTCATCAACCAGCTCGCCTATCTTCTTATTTATACCCCTAATGCTGAAATTATAATTACCCATGCCATTATTCAACGGAGACAACGCACCTCTTATCCCATTCATACCCTTAACTGCGGCTCCTCCACTAAGGATATCAAACTCCGGGGATACGTTCTTTAAAGGACTATCATCCATACCCCTGAAATACATAGGACGCTCGCCTCTTACGACACGATCAAGATCCTCCTTATATAAATCCTTTATCCATGAAGGAATTTCTTTTGGTTTATTTTTCTTAGCCATAAATCACGTTTTCTACAAAGATATACATAATCGGATGCAGGATAAAACAATAGGCGGGTACATGATTCATATCACCTACCCTCCTACACCCTCAATGCATATGATAAGCCGCCAGAGCTTTCTTGGCCGAATCCCTCGACTTGTACTTCGCCGGCCATGATTTGCCGGTCTTGTTACTAACCACTCGCCAATCACTCCCTACTTTCTTAATGCATCCTGATTTTGGGCATTTCCCACTTTTGCTAGATTTTATCATATCATTTATCGTTAAACTAAATTATAATTCGATATTTTTATTGTAAGATTAGATCCATCTATTTCATAAAAATCAACTATTGGGCTAAAACCACCACCCGAATCAATTGCAATACAGGTTAATAGAATATAATCTCCATTTATTACTTGACTTATAAAACGTTGTTTTGAACTAGTTATAATTGATCCATCATACACAACATGAAAATCAATATACAAATCTTTTCTATCTAAAACATATTGTTTCAAATTATTAAAATCATTTGATGTTATAGTTTTCTTATATTGATTTTCTGAATCAATTAACACATCTGTAATATCTACCTCATTTGATATGGATTTATATGTGCCATTATCCATTAATGCCTTGGTCCCAGATCCGGACGTATAGAATCGGATACCAGTTTCTTTATCTTGACTACCGATAGACAATTCTATATCCTTAGCTGAACTACCCACCATCTGTATGAGGGATCCAGAAACAGATGACGTAACGGTAAGATCGTTGGATATATTAATGGTCATAGCGTAATCTATATGCGCAATATCCGAAAATCCACCAGTACGAAATATCGCCTGAATATCCCCGGACGAGGACTTTGATAATATCACATCCCCGATCCCATACATTGAGGATATCCCAGAAAGGAGATATTGCGTTTGTGCATCAATCTTGCATTTCGATGCTATTAAATCATATTGCTGTTGGGTAACGCTGGATCCCCCGCCAGTAGCCAAGGTAAGCAATATGCCTCTAAAATCGTTTTCATCATTAAAATTATCAGTCAAAAAACCTGGATCATGAACACCAGCATCCTGCCACGTTCCATCACCGCGAAGGAACTTACCCTCATCCCCCTTCGCCGGAGCCGGAGCCAACCCAGCTTCCCCCATGGATGAGGCCGTTGCGCCAACCATATCCTTGATCTTATTAAGCCTCTGCTCTATCTGATCTCCGTTATACTTACTATTAAAATCAGTCATATTGAATCTATTTTAAAAAGGAAGAGGATAAACACCACTCCCAGATATATAAATAATTTAATAAACTTTCTCCTCATTACTAAACCAGCGGACTATCATCTTGAACCGGCTCTCAATGTCATTCACGAACCTAGCCAAAAACCAATCGCCACGAAGACGATCACGCCACCTCCGGTGATAATCGACAGCCCTAGGATCGATCTTCCGGTCAATGTCATTCACGTCCTTGATCCATACCGGGAGGTTATTAGTATCGTCTTTGACCTCGTTAAAATAGTCATTTATATTTATCTTCTGATCAACCTCCGTCACCAGTATCTCACGGCTATCATCATTGGTTATAGGATACCTTAGCCGCTGACTCATGTCGTTCTTGTCTGCTATGGTCATCCGAAGCTCACCGCTGTTATTGGTATCGTTATAGAACCATGCCCTATTAAACCCGGTAGTCCTAAGAACTTGGTAATTAACCTCATCCTGATACCTTCTGGCATCCATCCGATACTGGTAGTTGGTGAGGATCTTATTCACGTACTGCTCACGCACTGGGACTTCTATAACAAACGGATATAGCTTACCATAAAATACTTGATACGATTGATTGGTCAATCCATGAGACCATAATCCTATCTCCCGACTATCACTTGAGTAATTCTTCCCGGACTGGAAGTAATGCTGGTGCTCGATATAATAATCAGGGGTGTATGACAAATATGATTTCCACTCACCCTTCAGGCAGTTATACCCAACGGTGAACGAGACGTCCGTGAAATGGCTGGCGTCCTGTAGCTCCACCGCCTGCCCGTTCCTGTAGAACCGGCCGCCACGGAATTGGTACTCGCTAGGATTACCTACCGGTATGTAATCTTTCTTGGTTATCAGAACTCTCTTGAATCGGTTATCCCAACCCATGGACAGCCCTATACCAAAGAACTTGTTATCGATATCATAATAAGACAACTCAGCGTCCGTATCAGCGTTATATATCCGGCTACGGATGATCTTCATCTGAAGATGCTCCTTAAACCAGTTTCTAAGCCCCGGTGTGACCTCCGTAAGATTCCTACCATTAGAATCTACCTTAAACACCTGACCACGCCTTAAATCGACCCAAAAATGTCCGAACTCGCAACTGATCATATCCCGACTCTGGGTCCCGGAATATCCTAACGTCGTATTATTATACTCAATGCCACGAGAGGCGAAAAGCCCACCTGTCCCTAGCTCGCTATTCTCCGGGGATATTCTTTCTGCCAGCACGTCTATAGCGTTATATAGTCCTACCTGATTCTCGAAGCGAGCTAGTATTTGATCCGACTCTATTCCCTTCATGCTTATAAGCTTTCCGAACGAGGTCTTGAACTCATGGTAATCCATAGGCTTGTACGACAGCCAAGGATCGGTCATGCCGTTCTCCGACACGTCGGCGGTGCTCCATATGACGCCGTTGGGTCTTTGGTAAGCGCAGTCCCAAAAATTGCTATCATACGTCTCTGGTAATGACCTGCCACCTAACGTAAATCGATTCTTATACACAGGACTTATCTTAAACACATTATCCCTTGATATAGGGACATTACGCTCCTGAGTCCATGATATATAATCCCCCACCTCCGGATAGAACCCCTCGTAAGGCTCAGGGCCGGCTATACGGAAATTGCAATTGATCTCAGACTCCACAAGAAACTGAGGTATGCCATAGAAATATAGGAAGAAACGACCGCTAAGATACATATCTCCGGTCTTGCAAACCATCTCATAAGCGCTCTTCCGGCTAGGGAAAGAGTATAGCGATCCGGTATCCGTATCGGTCTTATTAAGATAATCCTCCCCGGTGTCGTAATTAACAAAATAACGGGGATACCCGATGTTCCGATAATCATAATAAGGGAATGGTATCATGTCCCCCTGACCAAACTGAGTCAAGTAAAACATAGGCATCTTCCTCTTAAGTGAGAATCTTGATATAAATACATCACCTCCAAAAACAGGTTTACGCTTATCCTTATCCATCAACCCGCAACCACCTAACGATACCCACCTGATATCCTCTATCTGTCCGTATTGAGCCGGAGAATATTTCTTTATCCTCATATAGGGGCAGGATACGAAAGATTCACGTGTCATAAAATGAGGCGTCATACCAGCCACCTCATCGTTACGAATATTACACTCATCCTGAATACGGCTGGTATCGTAACTTGAAACCAACTCCGGATATTCAAGCATATATTTATCCATACCAAATGACATGAACAATGAATGCTCACGATCGAGGTTGTTTATGATAATAGGCTTACCGCCTACGGTCTCCCCTTGCGAAGAGATATCTGTTACCGGATATAACCCGCTCTTGATATATTTAGCCGTTGACAATCCACGTAACTCTGACTCCCCTATTTTTTGGTAAAATAAATTATAATGAGCGACAGAAGTATAATAATAAGCATAGTTCCGTCTAGGTCCCCTATCTATCAATGCCGTTAACCACTGATACCTGTACTTGCCTATATCCACCACGGACTGGGCTGTGGCCTTGGCGATACCCGTAGCCAGACGGATAGCCGTCAGCGCTATGCCGACAGGGTTGGCTAAAAAGAACACGCCTCCACCGACATATTGCTGTGAAGCCGACTGATATGTATACTCAGCTATAGCGGATATTAAATTAGCCATAGCCTCCACCGTAGCCAATGACGTTGCCATACTATAAGCCTTACTTCCTAATATCGTCCATTTAGGGTGATCCTCCACCTCCCTGAATATACCAGAGGATTTACCTAATTGATAACCATCAACAAGGCACTCAGTGGGAGCGTCAGGCTTGTTGAAGGCAATATCAGGGCTTAAGAATGAATACCAGATATTACCCTTCCTATTAAACGGATGCGTTATAAAATTCTCACGATTAATATCCTTATAGATATACATATCATCAGACAAATCGTTGTAAGGATAATTAGGATAAAGGTTAGCCGATCCGTCGGGATCATCGTACTTAAACATATCATAAGCCAGACCTGTACCAATAACACTCTTATCCAAGGCCCTATCTCCACGATATAGCTCGTATCCGATTATAGAGTCACGTCTAGCCTTATCTATAAGACCATTCTCTACCGCTATATCCAGAAACTCATTAACGATATCGTCATCAAGCATCACCCCCATAGGATAAATATAGGAGTCAACTCCATATTGACCGGTCAGTTGAGACGGATTACCCATAAAAGGAGCGACAGAGTTATCAGGGAACTTGTAATGACGTATAGGTTTCTGACAAAATGTGGTTGACGTATTGGGGTACTCAGCGTTATCCCCATTACCGGTGAAATAAGACTTACCCTCAACGGATTTAGGAGACCCATAGTATTTCGTCAAAGAATCTATTATATCCTTCCTCTTTGATCCTCCCGATGATATCCCGATCTTACTTGAATCATACAACTCAAAATTAGCCGGATACTTATTGGTAGACTCCCAATATCCAAAATCACCATACTGATATGGTCTGGGAGCGCAATCAGCGGGTTTATCTCCACATGAGATACATTTCGCCTCATAGGTAACAAATCTTCTTAATTTCAATTCTTTCGTGAAGAAGAATACGTATTTCACCTCCAGTGGCCGAATGCCAAAACAGAACGGGGCGGGGAAGATGGCGGTGCCGGCCGTATAGAATCCGGCAAGCTCCTTCATGTCCTGCCTCATGGCGAAACCGGTGAAGAACACGCATACCGCAGGCTCGATGCAAACATATATCTTATGGAAAGTAGTCTTGTCATCATTCCAGAACAAGTACTTTGGCATCATAAATATCTTATGATCCACGTAATTCACTATAACACCTTTCTTGGCATCATTAGCCAAAGGATTAGGAGCCACGGTACCTTCCTTGTCCGAGAAAAACGTTATACGAACCTTATTGTATGATGATGAGTCGCCGATCGGATAATTATAGTTACCCATCATCTCTATGTACATAATACCGTTATCAGGATCGGATAAACCACTTATGTATTTCTCGTAATCCAACTCCACCCATCTGGCGTATGAGGATACATGTGGATAGAACTTGAAATAAGTCAAGTTACTTCTACCGAACCAATTGGTCTTGGCGTCAATATCATTCTGCACAGACACACGACCTTCCCAGTCAGTAGTTATACCGGTATTAAACTTAGAATTATCACCATCGCCAAAAAGACACATGGCGTTCTCGATACCAAACTGACTCTCATATTGGGGGAAATAAGCCTCCATCGTATCCATTAACTGATCAAGCATCGTCTCCGTATGCTTCTTTCCTTCCCATCCGGGATATTGATACAAATATGTGCACTTACCCAATGACCTACCCCCTTGGAATGTAGGAAGTTGAACATCGTTAATAGTAGGATTCACGTGAGGATCACCTACCGAACACCCATTAGTACATATACCCTCATCATATAACTGCCGGACATTAGACATATCCTGACACAAGACCAAGGCGGAGGAGTCTATATCAGACGGGAATTTATCCTCATCCTGACCATCCAACCATTCCTGAACCAGATCTATGATATTCTTACCTCCACTGGAGTAATTATCGAAATCACACAATACAGAGAATTTCCTTTGTGACTCGGCGTTACTTTGTATTAAGGTGGTAGGCTCGGTCTCCGTATAATCACTAGCCAGCTTATACGTAAAATCAATCCTAGAATCCACCAAAGAGTTTTTATCCAATATAGTCCTGGTCTCTATCCTCTCGATATTATCACATCCACTAGGGAAATCGGGAGCCTTTATACCGTCTTGCTCCTCCGGCAACGATATAGCCGCGCATAACTCGTCGGTAATACCTACATTAGATTCTATAATATCACACAGGTTCTCTATATTATCAGCGATATAATCAATGGCGTCATCTACCGTAACATCTTCCCCCATCGTGTTGATAACGAATTGGGTCTCTCCTACCGTAGCATATTCCTGCTCTACATATCTGAGTTGCTTGACATCTAGCTGATTCTTGCATTCTCCTCCAAAATCATCAAATCCCCAAGACGGATCGTTTATGATCTTTGCCGTATTCTTGAACTGCCAAACATGACGTCGGCTGTTCCCGGCGCACTGCGGGTTGTTCTCCAACACCGACGCCGCCGACAGGTCATCAGAGTTACCATCCTCATCAACGATAACCTCCATCTCCTCCTTTGTGGCCGGACGAGGGATAAGCGGGAATCTGGCCGTCCTGTATCCTGTATTGGTAAAGAATCTTATACCCAACGGATATACCTCGTCACGCATGAAAGAGGCGTATTTAGAGCAAGCCACACCATCCTTATACAGATTCTCCGTGGCTATCGATGTCTGCCATTTAACGAAATGACCCAAGAAATTAACGACCGGTTGAAGATTCCATTCGTTCTCCACGGTCAAGCCGTATTGAAGAAGACGATTCCCGACGGATGTCATGCCTCTGGCTGTCTTATATACCGGTATTTCCTTGGATAACTTCTCCATGGTCGTACGCTCGCTATATTGATCCGTAAGGTAATATATAGTCCTTTCCGTTATCGGATGTATGCCTTCTATGAAATACTCAAGAACCGGACTTTGCTCGCCATTATATCCAACGGTGTTCTGTATAACACCTACCTTATAATGAGATACCTGCTTATCTATATTGGATACAGTAAGCCGGATACCCATGTTGGTTGATTTGCCCCATAAGCCATCACGAATGACTATATCCTGACGATCGAATATCATGATAGGATTGGTCAATGAGCAATATCCGGTCTTCTCTATACCGAACTCATCGCACAACGCCACGCAAAACTGGTAGGTTCCGGCACGCAAGCTTCCCCCGAACTCCACGACCTCAGGCTCCACGCATGGGGCCGTCAGCAGCGGGAATACCAGTAGCTTCTCGCAGGCCAGCCTACACCTCTCTATTGGCTTATCATCCCCACATGTCTTATATCCATGATAATGATACCAGAAATCACCATCATCATCTGGATTAAGAGCCTTGTCAACCATAACATATCGCTGGGGGTTATATCCATCAGTCCAGTATATCACCTTACCACACTTCTCATCCTTGATCTCTATATCAAAGATCGGATGATGAATGGAAAAGTTAAGACAAGGGTCATCGGTCCCATCCTCTATCAACACCTCCATCAAATCACATATCTCATCGAAACGACCATCCGACTCCTCAAGCCTCTCGCCAAGGATACGATGAATATCTTTTCCTGATCCCGCTAATTGATCCTCTACGGTCTTGACATAATCCAATGACCTCATGAACGTGATCTTAGAGGTGTTGTTATCAGGATTCACCAGAAAGAAATAAGTGTTATCACCAGCTATATCATTCTTATACCCAATAACCTTATAGCCATCAAATCGCTTACATAAAAGGGTGCTAGGCTCGTTCTGTATCTTAAGCTGGCTTCCATCGTCACCCTCTATGGTAGCGTTCAAGGCGAAACTATATTCAGACGGGGATAGGTCCTGTGGATGCTTATCCCTGTTCATCCCGGAATCGGGAACCGCTATGTTAGAGTTATTTTGCACGACATTATCTTTTTCGCAAATATAACAAATCCTGCGGATAATCACTTACACGCAGGATCTTGATAAAAACTATACCATTATGCAAAACATTCAAAATCGCACAAAAGTAAAAAATCCTCCAGACTTTCACAAGTCAGGAGGAAGACTAGATGCTCGTGGTAAAGCACGAAAAACAAAACAATTACAAAGGTACTTATATACTTTCCTGCACCAAAAGCATATTTTCACGCTTCATAGAGACATTGTTGAATCCGCTTGCACGAAACCGATTCTAAAGAGGTCTCTCCACGTGCTTTAATTCCCGGCGTACCTCCGGTATCGTTTGTTAATCGTAACTATATAAAACTGGTGTAAAGTTATATATAATCACCATCACAAATTTTTCCCCATGTAGTTCGATTGCTTATCGGCATCCTCTACAGATATGTAAAAGAAACCGTTAGTCACGTATCTCTCATTGACATCCACGAAATCAGTAGATCCTTTGTCCACCCCTTTCTTCGATCCCTCATCACATACAGCTACCAGACTATTAAAGTCATTGGAATAACCTACGACTACACCGTGTATATCCCGATTTCGAGGATCGAATACGTACCTCATCTTACACCTATCGTAAGCTAACTCTAAAGAGCTTTTGCTTAGCCTCTCATCTAATCCAGCACCCGCTACCAAGGCCAAAACGCTCTTTGATATGTCACTCATGGTGGTATCCTTGGCCGGAACCTTAGGCATAGAAACGCCTTCCATGACAAAATCCAACGCCTTATCTACAAGACCATCGAAATCATCATCTCTTATATAATCCTTAAGCACCTCCAGTATATATAACCGGACATGGAGTTCGTTATTGACATCATTTAATGCGATCATAATATTAGTTTTCGGCAAAGCTGGATTATTCCTGTGCAATAGAAGATCAAATATGTCATAAGTGAAGGACTAAAAAAAATAAAAAAAACTCTCCTATCCTCACGGACAAGAGAGCCGATGTGTTTATATCATGAAGAAAAATCTATTCGCCTATTCTTACAATACAGTCACGAGACTCCTTGTTATAAATCATCGTGCCTACCTTAGAATACAAGGTCTTTATATTTTGCCAATTATCCTCGCCGTGAGCGGATACGTTAGTAGGGGCATCACCGGTATAAACCTCCTCGCCTCCGACATTGACGAAATCATATCCACGCTTGTTCATAGTACCGCCTTTATATGCCGTGAATTTGATAGTGACATTTCCTCTTTCACGACCGCCATACCAGTTGCCGTATATACCGCATCTGATCTCTAACGGCAGCTTATCGTAATTATCGCCATCCAATAACGGTCCCATCTGGATCAAGGCCGCCTCGTTTCCGGATTCCATGTTATCACCGCCATGGATAAGATAATCACCTACCTGCTCCTGCGTAGTCTGGTTTTGTTTACTCCAACCAACCAGCTTACCGTCCACGTCCGGGAGGCCGGTGTTGTCGAAACCGGTTGCCGTGTCGAAGTCAATGCCGTCCTCGTCAGCCCAGATATACCTAAGCACAAGGAAATCGAACTCAGGGATGATCACCACCGGAACCGACTCCTGCCTGCACACGAACGTCTTCTCCTCCTTGGTCCCTTCTTTTATAACCTTGTACGTCACTTGACGTATCTCGCCAGTCTCGTTAATATCAGCGGTAACCCTAACCTCAGCAGGACCGGTACCACTTGTCTTATCTAAATGTATCCAATCTGCCATATCATCGTATTTTGTTAAATAAGTTTAATATACTTATCAAATGCGTTAGGCCACATACGCTCATAAGACAGCATCCTCCTCCTGTTATCCTCAGCCAGTTCCCGATAATCATTCAAGGTAATCATCGACATCTTAATCTCCTTCATGGCCCTAGCGAACTTACCCGGTTCTTGCTGAGCATATAATTTGTAAGCGTCACCAGCGCCTTGTATCAAGCCATTCACGGCGGCGTTCTCGAAGATCTTCATCTTGATATACGTCTCGACATAATCCTCAAGATAACCTAAAGCTGTCTCCGGGATATAAGGAAGTCCGTCATCGTCCTTTGGTGTGGCACGGTATATGATATAAATAAAACCGTCAAAGCCGGTGTACATCGTGTTGCCGGATATAGTTATATCATAATTATCCCAAGCGTATTTATCCCGATACTTATCAGCAGCGCAATCACGCCTCAATCCACGACCTATAGATAACCTTACTGGGTGATGGTAATGGAAACGAACCTCATGGGATCCAATATAAATCTTCTCCGTGATCGTCTTCTCAAACTCTTCCTTACAACACTCGGTGCAGGAGTTCCAACGGAAGCCTCGCTCCGTGCGCTCGACCCAGCCGATCTCGTGTTGGAGGTCAGCCTTAACCTTATCGCCGCCAGGGATCTCGCAAACAAGAGGCTCACACCTATAAGCGTCAAGCATATCGAAGAAATCTGAAGGTAATATCGCCTGTCTGTTGTTGGTCTTGATAACCGCCTCTGACATGACAGCTATAACACCGCCGAACCTTTTTAATGCGATCTCAGCCCATCTATAAACAGACGAGGTATCTATAGCCCCGCTATCATCGTATTTATGTAAATCGGCCTTGATCTCGGCCAATAACCCCCTTATCGTCATAACAAACTCTTTTGTACAAAGATAGACAATAGTATATATCAAGCAAAAAATCCGGTCTATTCTCTCGAACCAACTGGATCGTGTCATAGAAACAAACCTTATAGTTTGTACACCCATTTAACTCCAAATACCTTGCTTTCCGATTCAACTTCCCGGTACAAGAACTTATATCTCCTTCCTGACTCCATAGCCAGCCTACATTCCTTGTTCAATGCCGGAGAGATATATAGATGAAAATACTTATTCCTCGGCATAAAATCCATACACGTATGGACGTAAGAATATCCACCTGTCCCACGCCTGTTTATAGTCCCGGTAAGTTTATTCAGATATATCTTACGGTTGGGATTAATCTTATGACATAGATAGCCGATGTTGTTTATATAAACCCCACCCTCATTATCTAAGTACTTATCACGTATAACCTTCCATATCAAAGACTGACATTCAAGAATATCATTCTTCTCCACGATCGTATGCTTCCTCCTTTTCCCGTTCTTAGACATAATAGACCTGTAGAACCGAAGAAAGTATTGATCAAGTATTTTAAACGACTTAACTCTCATACCGCAAATATAACAATTCTATCCTAATTCGAGTAATATTTAGATGACTTTTGGTGTGAGTGTAACGGTGATAAGGCCGCACTTACCGCCGCAGCCCTAGAGAACCTGAAACAGATATGTCAGGAAAGAGCCAATGAGATGGAGTGCG